TCCTTTTAGCTCGTACTCAATTGACTTGTATCTTTGGTACTGAAACCACTGGAGATAGAATTTTCACTGCTGAAGGATTTTTATCTTCTTTAGAGCAATCTGCAGAGATGGAATCTCCAGTTAGTTATTCAGGATCTATCACTTTGACTGGAACAATCACTGCTTCAGACAAAGCATAATTTGAAGTAAAAACGTAATGGCAAACAAACAAAGAGGGTACTACTCAATGCAATTGGGTGGAAAGGTTCGGAAGCTTCATTTCTCAATGAACTTCTGGGCAAACTTTACTGATAATTTAGGCATTCCATTAGACAAGATCGGAGATGTGTTTCAAGAGGGAATATCTCTTGGCACAATCCGATCTTTAATATATTCTGCTATATTGGCAAATGATCAAGAGGAGGGGAATGAAATTGACTACAATGAGTTCAAGGTTGGTGTTTGGCTTGAAGATATGGCTGCTCAAGATCTTGAAAAGATTGTTGCTGCAATGATGGAATCCAGAATACTTGGCAATGATCTTAATATGGGTGTCAAGCGTAATGTTGTCAAATCGACAGAAAAAAAAACGAAACCCTAACTCCTGAAAATTTATCTTGGGAAACCCTGATGGATTATTTCATTGGTCAAGTTGGCATTGATCCTGATAAATTTTGGAGAAACACTTGGAAGGAGAATCATCTTCTGGGGGAATCCTATCAAATAAACAACAACAAGGAGTGGGAAAGAATCAGGTATCTTGCAGCTATGGTGTACAATGTGAATGCCACTAAAAGATCACAGATGATTCCTCCAGAGAAGTTGTTTTCTTTACCTCAAGATATTTATGCCAAAATGGAAAAGGATAAGCCAAAATCAACAAAAGAACAATATGAAAACTTTATGGAGAAGGTAAAATCCTCTACTTTCAACTCAAAATTCAAACCATAAGGATTTCGTATCTTTACCTTCAAATTGAGTAGGCATGGCAGATAATCAATTGAGGGTTACGTTACTGGGAGATGCTTCCAAACTCAATGCAACTCTCAACACTGCATCAGGCAGATTAAAAAAATTCGGACAAGGTATTTCATCAGTTGGCAAATCTCTTCAAACGAGATTGGCATTGCCATTGGCTGCTGCAGGAGCTGCTTCAATCAAGATGGCTGCTGATTTTGATAAGTCAATGACAAAGATTCAATCTCTTGTGGGATTGACTGGGCAAGAGGTGGATGGAATGCGTGGACAAGTCAGACAAATGGCTTCTCAATTTGCAGTATCATCTTCTGAAGCTGCTGAAGCATTGTTCTTTATTACATCTGCAGGGTTGCGTGGATCTGAAGCAATGGATACACTTGAAGCTTCTTTGAGAGCTTCTGCAGTTGGTTTGGGGGAAACTGCTACAATTGCTGATCTTGCAACTTCTGCAATGAATGCTTATGGATCTGATACACTTTCAGCTTCTCAAGCAACAGATGTACTTACTTCTGCAGTTCGTGAAGGTAAATTGGAAGCATCAGAATTGGCAGGAGCAATGGGTGCAGTGTTGCCAGTGGCATCAAATATGGGTGTGCAATTTCACGAAGTTGGTGCTGCATTTGCCGCAATGAGCCGAACTGGAACAAACGCTGCTCATGCATCAACTCAATTGACTGCAATACTTTCAGGATTATTGAAACCAACTTCAGATGCAGAAGATGCATTGAATGAAATGGGATTGTCATCTTCAGGGTTAAAACAACAAATTGAAGATGAAGGGTTGCTTTCAACTTTGAACACATTAAAAACAAGGTTTGACACAAACTCTGATGCTGCTGCAAGAGTATTCCCAAACATCAGAGCATTGAAAGGTGTTTTGGATTTATTGGGTTCTGGTGTTGAAACAAACAGAGGTATTTTTGATAGAATGAATACAACATTAGGAGCAACTCAAACTGCTTTTGATGCAACAAGTCAATCAGCAGAGTTTAAACTCCGAAAGGCAATGAGCAGTGTCAGAGAATCATTCTCACAATTAGGATCTCAATTGCTTACTGGGTTGATGCCTATATTCCAACAAGTTTCTGGAGCAATACAACAAGTGTTCACTGCTTTTTTCAATCTTGATCAAGGCACACAAAAATTGATTTTAGGATTAGGAGCAATTGCAGTTGCATTGCCAACCATCATCACACTTGTAGGATCACTTACAACAGTTATGGGGGTTCTTTTATCTCCCATTGGATTGGTGGCTGCTGCATTAGCTGGGGTTGCATTTATCATATATAAGAATTGGAATGAGATTTTGCCAGTGGTTGTTGGATTGTACAATCAATTTGTTGATTTATATAATGGATCTGAAACATTGAGAAAAGTCATATTTGGTTTGAAGGCAGTATTTGCATCTGTTTTTATTGCAGCAAAAGCACAAGTGATGCAATTTGTAAATGTTTTCAAAACATTATGGAGATTGATTAAGGAATTTTCAGAGAAGGGAGTAAAAGGATCATTTGGAGATATTCTTACTGAAGGATTCAATAATGGTGTTGAGATAACAAAACAAGCAGGAGAAGATATTGGAAATGCATTTTCTGATTCTTTGAGTGATGCAGTTGGATCAACACTTGAAAAGAAAACTGTTGAACAAGTTCAGGGAGCATTGACAAATGTTGCAACTCAAGCCAAAGGATTTGTTTCTGGATTGATTGGAGATATTTCTGGAGGAGGAGCTGCTGCTCCTGCAAAAGGAACTGCAGGTGCTGAAGGAGGAGATGTTGCAACTGCTCCTCAAGCAAAAGGAGAAGCAGATACTGATAAGCCAGTTTCAAATGAAGCATTTGCAAATGTGCTTGGATTCAAAGTTGCATTGCAAGATCTTGCAGAGGTTGCTGATGCAGTTGGTAATCAAGTTGCAGGAGCTTTTGATTCAATGAGCCAAGGTTTGGTTGAATCTTTAGGTTTGGCAGATAGTGGATTTCAGGGATTTGTAAAAGGTATGATATCAACAGTGTTGCAGCTTATCTCAATGATGTTAGCTCAATCTATTTCACAAGCTATTGCAGGAGCAACTGCTTCTGGAGCAGCAACTGGACCTGCAGCTATATTTACAACTCCTGCATTTATTGCAACTGCAGTTGGGGGTGTATTAAGTGCATTTGCTGCAATCCCAAAATTTGCTGATGGAGGTATTGTGTCAGGCAAAACACTTGGAATGATGGGAGAATACACTGGTGCAAAACAGAATCCAGAGGTTATTGCTCCACTTAATAAATTGGAAGGAATGTTGGGTACAAAGCAGCCACAAAGAGTGGATGTGGGTGGAGAGTTCAGAATACAAGGGCAAGATCTTGTTGTTGCATTGCAAAGGGCAGATCGTAATCGTGGCAGATTGAGATAATGGCATACGGAGTTAAATACAGATTGGAGTTCTCTGATGTTTTGGGGAATGGTAAAAAGGTTGAAATCCTGCAAGATGGATACACTGGGGATGTGCTTCCAATGATAGGCACTGGAAACCCAGTTGAGATCACTTGGGATGAAGATGATGACTTCTATGAGCCAATAATTGGATCAAGTTGCAAAATCAATTTGATGGTTACTGATGATATCTCTTATGACAATTTTTGGGAAGGAGATGAATTTGAATACAAGGTTATTGTTTACTATGCTCAAAAACAAGTTGATGAATTTGTGAACAGAGTTGAGCAATTTGCAGAATCAAACAATGGAAGGATTGAAGTGCCAGAATGCATTGAATCAATTTTTACACAAACCCTCACAATCACATCAGAGTTCAGGCAAAGAGTTCAGGAGGATGGTGGAATTGTTGATTCTTTAAGTTGCATATCTGATATCATTACAGATTCAGAAGTTAAAAATTATGAAGTTTATTGGCAGGGATTTTTATATGTTGATGGATTTCAGGAATCATTTGGTTCAAAGCCATATCCAATTGTGTTGAAAGCTCTTGATGGATTGGGTACTTTAGATGCATATGATCCTCCACTTGAGGGAACAATTCCTCCTCCAAGTTTTTCATTTCCTTATTCTTTGACATTATCTGCAGAATATAATAAGGTAAAACAAATTTTAGACAATTTGAATCTGGGAATGGATTTGTATTGGCAGGGAGAATCACAAGTTGATCCCACAACTCCAAGCACTTATTTAAGAATGTGGACAACAATGCTCCACATTGATCCAGATGGAGATATAATTGATGCTAAAACAATTCTGAAATACATTTTAAGGCAAAGCAATTCAAGGATATTCCAAGCATTTGGAAGATGGTATGTTGTAAAAAATTCAAAGTATCTGGATTCAGTTTTTGAAGATCAGTATTATGATAGATCTGTATTTAAATTGGCTCTTGGAAATGGACAAAATGAAATCATTGATTTTCAGGTTTTCAGATCTGAAGAGTATGAGTATGATTTTTTGGGTACAATTTACACTTATGATGGAGTGGTTTACAAAGGAAAGGCAGATCACAATGTTTCAAGGAGAGTGAGAGCAGATTTGCAACCATTAAACAATGACTTGGTTGTGGAGTATTTGCCTCCATTAAAAAAGGTAATTCAGAAATCTGATGAATCCACATACAACAGATTTTTGAGAACTTATTTTTATTTATCAAATTTTGAAACAACTCCAACTCAAGATTATGTTGCAACTTATGGATCAGTTGATACTCATGACATTGTTGAGAGTGGGAATAAATCTTACAAGCTTACAAATTATGTAACTTCAACTGGAACAAAAACAACTGCATTGAATGTGGGTGGAACTGCAAATTATTCAGTTTTGTATTCTGGTCAAGGTCAATTGATAACAAATTTTTCATATTTCATTGATTCAACAAGCACAACTCCGAATTACAAACTTTTTTATGCAGTAAAAATAAATCATACTCCTTTGTTTGGTACTCCAACAACAACATATTATGATGAAGAGAATAAAACTTTTGGAACTTCAATTGTTTACAATGAATTAGAAATAACAGATGATGCAGAACTAAACACTTGGAATCAACACACAATATCATTTCCCAGTGATACTGATTATCTTTTTTACAATGTTGATATCAATATAATTTTTTACTTTCCTTATGTATCTTCATCAACTGGATATAGTGCTTTGTATATGGACAACATTAATGTTTATCAGGATCTGGAAAATCCTGAAAACAAAATACTGGATGCAAAACTTAATAAAAATTCAGGCATATACGAATTTGATTTGCTTCCTGCAGAATCATTCAGAAGGTATCATCCAGATGGAGAGCTTGGAGATTTACAAAACAATGCTCAAGAGATTTTGAATGATTACAGAGCTTTTGTGCCAAGATATGAGGGTACATTTTACAACAATAATTCAAAACCAATAACTCCACTTTGCAAACCATATATTGATTTTGGAAGTAATTTTCAAGGATATCAATCGGAGATGATTGATGGTATGACATATAATATGAAGGCAAATGAGTATTCAATTATTATGCACACATCAAACAATGATCCTGATATTGCTGCAACCTTCCAGAAAAAGACATAAAAATTCCCTTTCCCTTTGTTTGCCTGAAACCCTGAATGAAAAAAAAATTTCGTTTGGGGTTTCTTTTTAGAAAAAAAATTTTCTATATTTGTGAAAATAAATTTTCATTTATGGATTTTAAAAATCATTTTAATTCAGAATTGAAGAGGTTGAATTTCACAAGGAAAGTGGTTTGTGATCGTTTAGGAATGACAATTCCCACATTGCGATCAAGAGTAAATTCGCCAGGCACTTTCACACTTGATGAAATCAGCAAACTTCAATCAATCGGATTCAATCTTAATCGTTTAATTTAAATCAGTATCTATGGCAGAAACAACAGAAGTCAGTTTACATCAAAGGTTGCTCAAGGTTCAATCAGAAATCGGAGCAATATCAAAAAAGGCAAACAATCCTTTTTTCAAATCGAAGTATTTTGATATCAATATGCTTATTGCTGAAGTGCTTCCCATCCTGAACAAGCATGGGGTTACTTTACTGCAGCCAATCAGAAATGGAGAGGTGTGCAGTGCAATCAGTGATGGTGTTGAGGTTATCGAAAGCAGCATTCAACTTCCTGAAATCAATGATCCTCAAAAACTTGGTTCAGCGATTACATACTTCAGGAGATACACTTTGCAATCTCTCTTGGCTTTACAAGCTGAAGATGATGATGGCAATCTTGCATCTGGGAGAGTTTCACAGAAACAAAAACTCACAGAGAGTGGTTTTCAAGCAGTGATGAAATCAGACAGAGATACTGCATTGAAAGCAATAAAAACAAGGGAAATATCTCCCAATCATTTATCACAAATTAAATCTAAATTCAATATCTAAATTATGGCAGAAAACAAAATTTTTGCAGATGGCTTCATTGTGAAGCGAAAGGATTCAGCTCCAGAGTTTGTTGTTGCATCCGTTTCAGTTAAAGTAGAAGATTTCGGAAAATTCGTAAAAGAGCATCAGGAAAATGGATGGCTCAATATGGATATTAAGAAATCACAACAAGGAAAATTGTATGCTGAATTGAACACTTGGAAACCAGATCAGAAGGTTACAAAAGTGGCACAATCAGATGGAGATTTGCCTTGGTAGTAATTATGGGAGCAGCGTTTTGTTGCTCCCTTTTTTTAACTTAAATACAAAACAATGAAAGAAGTAATTGAATCGAATGAGCAATATCATTCAAGCGATGCAATCTCTGCATCAGGATTAAAGTTTATTGCAAAAAAATCAGTACATCACTTTTTGAATAAGCAATATCAGGAATCTCCTGCAATGAAGTTTGGAACTGCAGTACACACTGCAATGCTTGAATCTGATAAGTTTTATGATGATTATTACATTATGCCAAAGGTTGATGGCAGAACAAAGGAAGGCAAAGCTGCAAAAGCTATGCACGAGCAAAAAGCAAAAGGAAAGATTGTTCTGGATGAAGCAGATCACATCAGGATCAAGGAGATTATGAAAAATCTTGAAGCCAATGAGATTGCCAAAAAATACTGCACTGGAGAGATTGAGGTTTCTCATTATGGGCAAATGAATGGAGTTGATGTGAGGGTTCGCCCTGATTGCAAAAACCAAATTGCAGGATGGGTTTCAGATGTGAAAACTTGTCAGGATAATTCTCCAGATAAATTCAAATCAGATATATACAAATTCAAATATCACATTCAGGCAGCGTTTTATTGTGATGCTCTTGGAATGAATCCTGCAGATTTCAGGTTCATTGCAGTTGAAGTGAATCATCCTTATTCAATTGAAATCTATGGCTTATCAGAAGCAATGATTGAAAAGGGCAGATATGAATATCAAAAGGCATTGGAATCTTGGAAGCTATACAAAGATACTGGGGTTGCATTGGGTTACGAATCAGAAAACAGAAATGATGATGGATCGATTATCTTATGATGAAAGATGGAAAGCTCTGATTGTTGATCTGAATGAGCATTTTGGAGTGGATATTAAAGACAGATACAGAGGTGTAAACTATGTTGAAGCCAGAAATATGTACTATCATATTTGTTACAAAGTATTCAATATGAGCTTGAGTGAAGTTGGCAAAACCATTGACAGAAATCATGCAACAATCCTTCATGGATTAAGGCAATTTGAAGTGTGGATGGAGTATGATGATCTTTTCAAAAAGAAGTTTCTGGAGTTTTTTTCAGGCAGGAGATACAAAATTCAAAGAAAAAACTTTGATAAGGAAGAGCTTGAATATCAGCTTGATAAGGCAATTTCAAAAATTCTGATGCTTGAGAACAAGATCAAAAAATTAAGGAGTGAAAAAAAAATTTCTGAATGAGTGTTTTTTTTGTTTAATTTAGTGCAAACATTTATAAAATTGGCAGGAGGTTATCATAAATATCTGGGCAAGGAGGATAAGTTGCAGCATCAAGTGATGGCATACATTGCAGCTCAATATCCCTTTGCTTTGGCAACTCACATTGCTAATGAAGGAAAGCGTTCTCCATTTGAAAGATTCAAATTCAAATATCTGGGTGCAAAGGCAGGGATTCCAGATGTTATGATATTTGATAAAAATGCTAAATATAATGGATTGGCAATTGAACTAAAAGCAGGAAAAAACAAACCAACAGAATCCCAGTTGCAATGGCTCAAGGATCTTGAGGATCGCGGATGGGCAGCAATGTGGCTCAATGATTTTGATCAGATTATCGAAGTAATCCAAAAATACTTTGCAGATGAATTATAGGAAGGTTTATTTTGATGAAACAAATCAAAAGGTAAGATGGACAAGCAACAACTCTGCAGATCTTGCAGTAACTTATGAGTATGTGGGTTCAATGACAAAGATTGAATTTGATTTGCTGATTGAGGTGCTTTGGGAGTTGTATCAGGATGGCACAATCAGCTTTGATGATTTCCAAAGAATCTTTGGAGATTTGAGAGAGTTTTGTGATAGAATTAAAAACATAATACAATGAAAGTAGATTTTGCACAAATTGGATTTTGTGGGATTATTCTTTGCTTCATATATCTTTTTTTGATATGACAAAGAGAGATGAAGAGTGGCTCTGTATTGATGATGATTTTGCTTATGGCAGATGTGAAAAGCAATGCAGCTACTGCAAAGAAATGGAAAGCAAAACCAATGACAAAGAGTAAAAAAGAGTAAGTTTGCAAATAGAAAACTCCTCCAGAAGAGTTTTAAAAATTTAGAAACAATGAAAATAAACAAGGTAATCAAACCAGATCGGTTTGAAAAATACACGATTATCCCTTTTGAAATCTTCAGAACAAAAGGAATCTCAATGGCAGCATCTGGATTGTATGGATGGCTTTTCTCTCATGACAAGGATCAGGAGATGACAATGCAATTCATTTCAGGGCATTTCAAAGATGGCAGGGATGCCATAACATCAAGGATCAAGGAATTGGAATCTCTGGGTTTTTTAAATCGTGAGGAGGTTCGTATTGATGGCAGATTTGCAGGTTACAATTATCACTTATGTTTGCCATCTGATAAGGATTCCACCATTACGGAAAAAACCGAATCGGTAAAAACCGAAACGGAAAAACCCGTTGCGGCAAATCCGAAACAAAGTAAGATAATGTATAATAATATATATAATAATATACAAGATAATGTACAAGATAATGTACAAGATAATGTACAAGATAATGTACAAGATAATATACAAACAAGTAATATCCCTCAAAATGTATTGGATGCCTTCCCCCATTATGTTGATCTGTTTGACAAAAAACATCAACCCAGAACAAACCATCAAAAAAACAAGTGGATTGAGTGCCTTGAAAAAATTCAAAGAATTGATGGGTATGATTTAAGAGAGTTGTATAAAGTTGTAAAAAGATTGAGAGAGGATCAGTTTTGGCAAACCAATTTTTTATCCCTTCTCAAGCTTCGCAATCGTGATAAGAATGGCATTTTGTATGTGGATCGGTTTATGGCAATGAAATCAAATGAGAAGCCAAAAGCATACAAGATGATTCCAAACCTTATTAAATTTTACACATACAAAGATCCTGCAGGAAAGCAGCTCATTGGAGCAATCACAAAAGGTGCAGAGCTTGATGATTTTGCCATTGCTTATAAACTTGGAATTGAAGAGTATCAAAACCTTTTAAAATATCTCCAGAATGATAATTGATAAAATATATACACTTTCAGATGCAGAATGTGATCTTGTGAGATTCGTTGCAGAGCAAAGGCAATCCAACAAAGAAGCAACTGGATTGAACGGAAAAGGCACAATAAATCCAACAAGCAGTGTTGCATTGAATGCAGCAGGATTTGGAGCTGAATATGTTTTTTGCAGGGAAATGAATTTAATGCCTGATTTTTCTATTGGCAATACTTCCAAAATCAAAGGCACTGATAAATATGATGCAGTGTGGAATGGATTGAGTGTTGATGTGAAATGCAGCAGGAAATTAAGAAACCCAATGATGATTCCAACATTCTCAAAATGTGATGTTGATATATTTGCATTCTTTGTTGGGGATCTTCCCAGATACTGGTTTTGTGGATTTGCCACTAATGCAATGGTGTTTAAAGAGGAGAACATTAAATTCACAAGAGTTGAATCGTATGTGTTGCATCCTTCTAAAATGCTATCACTTGAAGAGTTGAACTTTTTAATCAATGAAATATGAATTTTACAAACTTTATTACAAAAGAAGCAATGAGATTTTTTGGATTTATGCTAATTTGTTTTTTTATTTGGATGGCAGTTTTTGTTATGATTGCCAATTGGCTTGTGCCAATTCCTGAAACAATAGATCCAGAAACAATCAATGCAGCCAGAATAATTTATTTGAGATAACTACTAAAACCAGAAAAACAATGAGAGAAAAACTTGAAGAGCTTGGGATTGTACTCAAGAGATCATCAGGATATGTGAAAACAACTTGCCCAAAATGCTCACATCAGCGAAAAAAGAAATCAGATCAATGCTTGGCAGTTGATATTGATCAAGGATTGTACAATTGCCATCATTGTGGATGGAGTGGCAATGTGAAGTTTGAAAAGAAAAAAGAATACATCAAGCCACCAAAGGTTTCTGCAGATGTGAATGAAAGGGTTCTGGAGTGGTTTGCATCAAGAGGAATTACAGAACCATCAGTTGCACATTGGAAGATTGGAGAATCTTTGGAGTATATGCCACAAGTGCAAAAGAAAAGAAGATGCATCAATTTCAACTACTTTAGGGATAATGAGCTTATCAATGTAAAATACAGAGATGCAGAGAAAAATTTCAAGCTTGTTTCAGGAGCAGAGCTGATTTTCTATGGCATTGATAATCTCAAAGACACAAAACGCTGCTATATTGTTGAAGGGGAGATGGATGCTCTCTCATTGCATGAAGCAGGATTGTATTCAGTTTGTTCAGTGCCAAACGGAGCATCAAAGGGAACTCAAAAACTGGAGTATCTTGATAACTGCTATGAGTATTTCAAAGATAAGGAAGAGATTATCCTTTGCACTGATAATGATGATGCAGGATTGCAGCTCCGAAACGAACTTGCCAGAAGGTTTGGCTCTTATCGTTGCAAATACGTTGATTTTAGCGACTTTAAAGATGCGAATGAGGTTTTGGTACACAAAGGAGCTGAAACGCTGCGAAACATCATTAAAAATGCGAAAAACTTCCCATTAGAGGGTGTGTTGAATCTTGATAACATTTGGAATAATGTTTTATCATTCAATGAGAATGGCATAAAGAACTATTCATTGGGGTTGGGAGAATCGGATAATTATCTAAAAATAGCAATGGGAGAATGGAGCATTGTGAGTGGGATTCCAAACTCTGGAAAGTCAGATATTGTGGATCAAATCCTTTGCAACTTGGCTACAAAGCATGATTTTAGATGTGCAATGTTTTCTCCAGAATCATTCCCATATGAAGGGCACATCAAGAGGATTGCCAATAAGCTAAACAACAAAAATTGTGATTCTGATGATCTAAACAACACGAAGGATTTCATTGAGGAGCATTTTTTCTGGATTAAGATTGATCTTGAGAATCTTACTTTGAAAGGAATTTTGGATGCATTCAGGGATTTAGTATTCCAAAAGGGAATCAATGTTTGTGTGATTGATCCTTGGAATATGCTTGATCATTCAGCTCAAAGGGATTTCAGTTACATTGGGAGGATATTGTCAGAGATAACCCAGTTTTGCCAACAAACCAAAACACATCTCTTCCTTGTGGCACATCCCAGAAAAATTGAATCAGTGGAGGGTGTATATAAAAAGCCAACTCTTTATGATATATCAGGATCTGCAGATTTTTTCAATAAGGCATACAATGGAATCATTGTGTACAGATGCATTGGGCAAAAAACCAAATACAAATCTGATGCAGTAAGGGTGTACATTGAAAAAGTAAAAAGAAAAGAGAATGGGCAGCTTGGGGATTTTGAAGTTGCTCCTGATTTTCTCAATGGTGGTGTTTACAAGCCAGTGGATGCAGAGAATCGAAAGTTTGAAGTGATAAAAGATACAAATATCCCATTTTAAAAATTAGAAAATATGAAATACAATAAAATTTATAACGGAGATTGCATTGAATTATGTGAGGAACTTAATGATAATTCAATAGATTGTGTAATAACATCTCCACCTTATTTTAATAGCAATAAAAAATATCAGAGAGGATCAGGGTTTCATTATTCTCAAGATATTGGAGAGCCATTGTTTGTGATTCAAGATTTTTTTGAATGTATAAAAGATAAACTAAAAGATGATGGGATTATTTGTTTGAATTTAGGTTTTAGCTACGGAGAAACTGGTGTTATGCGACCATTTGACATTTTAGAAAGATTAAGAAAGAAAAATGGATATTTTGTGAATGATATATTGATATGGCATAAAAACAATCCAATTCCTTTACAAAATAGATTGACAAATGCAATAGAATATATTTTTATTTTATCAAAACAACCCCAAATAAATTATCAAACAAAAGAATACACACATAATGTTTTTAAATTTCCAGTTGATAAAGGCAATGGGGTTCATTCTGCAGTGTTTCCTTTAAAATTGCCTGAAATTTGTTTAGAAAATTTTACTAAAGAAAATGATTTAATTTTAGATCCATTTATGGGAAGTGGAACAACTGCTTTAGCGTGTTTAAAAATGAACAGAAATTACATTGGCTTTGAAATAAATCAAAGCTACATTGATTTTGCAGAAAAAAGAATATTAAATGAATTATCTCAAAAGTCATTATTTTGAAAAAAGTAAATAGTTTATCAGGGGGAAAAACATCAAGCTATATTGCAGCAAATTATCCTGCAGATTACAATGTTTTTTCATTAGTAAGAACAGATGATCAGAATTGTTTGTTTCCAGATAAAAAAATCAGACAAATTGTTTCTGATAAAATTGGAAAGGAATTTGTTGGCACTTTGGAGGAGGATGCAATAATTTATACAATGTTAGATCTTGAGCAATACATTGGCAAAAAAATAGATTGGGTTTCAGGTATTACATTTGATGAAGTTGTTGAAAAAAAAGGGGGATGGCTTCCAAATAAGCTTCACAGATACTGCACGACAAATCTTAAATTGATTCCAATTTTTGAATGGTGGCATAAAAACATAAACAATCCAGTTGAAATGAGGATTGGATATAGAGCAAATGAAACTAAAAGAGCAATCAGAATGAATGAAAAAAGAAATAAAAATGGATTGCTTG